GAACTATTTAAAGTTTTAAAAAAAGAAGTAGAGACAGGTGCTAATGGCACACAAAATTATATAATAAAAAAAGGTATTAATAAAAACACAATAGCTAAGACATAAAAAAAGGGGAAGCGTAAACTTCCCCCATATAGGCAACAACAGGGCTCCTTTAAGGGAGCCTTTTTTTTTGGCGACACTTATCAACCAAATTTTATTTAGGTATACCTAATATAGTTCTACCATCAAATTTATTCTTAGTAGCAAATGGACCATCAACATGATTATAATGTAAGAATACTTGAGCACAAATATTACCTTCAAAAGATTCTCTCCAATGTTCTAACTCACAGCCACTATATACTAACATATCTCCTACATCAAGCAAAATTTCTGTCCCTTCTACAAATATAGCCCAAGGATCTCCACCTAAGTGAATGGTTGTAGATATTTCACAACTAGGTCTATCTTTATGCTTATGTAATATGTCTCCATTTTTATATATTCTAGCATAAGAATATGTAGGTATTAGTTTTAGTTCTGTTTCTTCTTGCATAACTGGTAATACTTTCATTAGTAAAGTTTCCATAGCATGATCTGCATAACATGAATAAGTATTAAGAACTTGTTTATCTTTCCACGTACCATGCAAACCTATATCATAAAGTATATTGTTGTCATACATAAATTTAACCGCATCTCTTTTAAGTAAAAAATAATTAAATATAAAATTAGCTAACTCATAGCTAACTGCATTTTTAATTACTTGATATTTATTAAAAGCCATCTTGTATAAAATTAAAACTTACTGATATTCTTAAACTATTTGATTGATTAGGTTCAACACTATGCCATAACCATGCAGGAAACATAATAATTCTACCTGGTATTGGTTCAATGTTTGCATCCCTCCATAAATCTCTACCTGGATCACCAGATTTTCTGGTAGGCATATTTAATTGTGACCCTGGTCTTGGATCATATATTTTAAGTCGACCTGCTTTAGGATTTGATTGCACATAATATACACCACTAAATAAAGCATTGGGATGTATGTGTGGTTGGTTCATACCACCTGGTGGATTTATATTAGCCCACATATTACCTAATCTAGCACACCTATCTAAATGTTCTTTTTCATATATCTCTTGTTGCATTACTATTAATTCTGAAAGCAACAATTGATACTCTGATTTTGTTCCCATATCTGTTGTTGAGTGCCAACCTTTATAATTTGTTTTATTAACACCTTTATCTTTATTAGACCAATTAATTATATCTTCTGCTAATTGTTTATTATTTAATTGTACGTCTTTACCATACACTATTGTTGGAAAAAATTTTTCAATAATCATTTAAATGGCTCTCCACCAAACCACATAACAAGTGATTGTCTAACACCACGAGTTATAGGTGCAACTCTATGATTTAAAAATGACGCAAATAATATTGCATGACCTTGTTTCATATTAGCTTTTTTACCTGGGGTCATAAGTTCTAGATCTCCACCTTCAAATTGATTTTCTGGTGACAATAACAATGTCATAGATATTTTTCTAACTGGTGGTTCGTGTTGCATATTAACATCTGTGTCCATGTGCCAATCATAAAAACCTCCTTCTGGGTATTCTGTAAATTGTGCTTGCTCTGTAATTTGTATGTCACCAAATCCAAAATGATTTTTATTTGCTTTTTGTATAAATTTATTAATGTCTTTATACATAGGTTGCATTTCTTTAAAAGGTATCCAAGAAATAGTTGTTGTTCTTGTTTTAGTATTAACGCCACCTTCAGGTCTATTCATTCCAACTTGTGCTTGTTGAGGTGGTTGCCTACGACCTGCATCTATAATTTTATTACATTGATCTGGTGTAAATAAAGGTTGTTTAGTTTCAACTACCCAACTTTTCCATTTAGGTTCTGTTATCATCATTATGCTCCCCTATTTGTTATTGGGTTATAATCTACATCACAATTAAAAGATAAAGTTCTTCTTAAACCTAGTCCATTAAAAGGATAAACTGCATGTCTAGTATCATATGGAAATATATAAAAATCTCTTTCTTGGGTGTTAGGAGAATAATCTGAATTACAGAATTGACCAGAGCAATTTCCAAGTATCTGTAGTCTACCATTCATAGGTCTATCTTCTGCAGAATATTCAACACCTGTTTGATGTGGTAGTTTTAAAATCATAACAGATGATAGCCCTGTATGCAGTGATCCTTGGTGAATATGAATTGGATTGTATTCGTGTTCTTTCATTTCATTAATCCAGCAAGAATTTAAATGTATTTTGTACCCATGTATTTTATTCCAATTTAAATAATGTTTAAATTTTTGTTCAAACCATCTCATAACATCATCTGGTAAATGTCTATGAGGTTGCATTTTATTATTAGGTGCACCATTAAAAAACAAAGAGTGTTCGTTTTTTATTTTGCCTACAAGTTGTTTGTTAGCAGGGTATAACTCATGTTTACGTTCTTCATATATTTTATTTAAAACAATGTATATATCAAGTGGTACTTGATACTTTAATACAGATTGTCCTAAAAATATAAAACTAAAATCTGATGTGTCCATATTTTTCTTTTATACGTTGTGGTATTTTTTCTATGTAAGGATTATATTCTTTTTTTATTTCTGTTTTAATTTTATGCATATTGTTTCCAACTATAGTATCATCATAGGGTATATCATTAATTTTTATTTGTTGCAAGTTTGTAAATTGATGTTGAAAATGTGGTATGTTTAAAAATTTGTATACCTCATCAATACATTGTTTAGGATTAGATACTAAATCATCATACTTAATAAATTTACAAAAGCTAGGGTAAGTGTAAGAATTTTTAATTGCCTCTAAACTTTTTGCAACTGCACCTTTACTATTCATAACCATAGATAATTTATCTTCAATAGTATTAGCAAACTTATTAACAAAAGCTGTAGGCTCGTTCTCAAACCATTTTATATATGAGGCTAATACATCCATTAAATTTCTAACAAGTATAATACATTTAAAAGGACGCTTATAATGTTTTTTTATTAAATCAAAATTACCTGCAGTCATCACAGGACCACGATCAATAATATATTGTTGGGACCAATCTTTATAATAAATACTATAAACTTTATCAAGTACATTATCTAATGATTTATGATCTGGATAGTTTTGAAATACATCTGTTTGTTTTAATAAATGTAAATCTTTTATTATTTCTAATGTAATAGAGTTAGCAGTGCAAACTACATTAGGGTTTTGATTTATTATAGATGCAAATAAAGTATTACCAGATCTTGGCATTGCAACTAAAAAAAATAATTCTTTATCCTTTTGAAGTAAGTCCTGGCAATACTGGTTTTTTAGTTGTTTCAATCTGTCCATGTTCTTTCTTTATTCTTTCAATAGATTGTAGCTGACCTAATACATTAAATACTTCTGGTTGAGAAGATCCTTGAGTCAAGGTCTCTGCTTTATTTTTCATAGTTAAATGATAAGAATTTAATTGGTGAGTATTAACATCTTTAGTATCAAACGAACCATCATCAAATTGTTTTTTAAATTTAGACCACAGTTTAATTTCTCTCATTCTATCACGAGCAACTAATTGCATAGATGCTTTACTATATATTTTTTCATCTATATCAATTTGTAGTAATTCTTTTTTTAATTCGTTTTCTTCTTTATCTAATTTTTCTTGTAGTCTTTTAATTTTTACTTCTGTTCTTCTAAAATCAAAAGATAATGTCATTAAGTTTTCTAAAAATACATTTTGTTCTCTAACACATTGCCAATACTTTGCAGCTTTAGTTGGATACTTTGCATCATTTAATACAGAAAAAGACATTTCTGTTTCTGTTCTAAACATTTGTTTTTTTGTCCACGTATCACGAAGTTCCTCAGTCATTTCTTTAAATACAGATACGTCTTCTGGCTCTAATATATTATTAAGATTAGGTGCTTCTTTTTCAATAAGTTCTTTAATATTTCTTTTTTCTTTAGTCATATGTATCCTATATTTTTTGTATCATTTGTTTAATATCATCTTCTAGTTTTTTACCTGTAGAGTTTGCATGATTAATAATTGCTGCACAAAGATTGGCTTGGTATTTATAATCTTTAAGTGCTTCTCTTATTTTACCTACAGGTTTTCCACCATAATCAATTACTATTGCATTATCTTTATTAAGACCAATTTTTAACTCAAACAATAGACCTGTGTGTTTGTGTAAATTATTTTTTTCCATTAACTTCCCCTGCTTGTTTCTTAACAAAGTCTGCACCAATGCTAGGATCTAATTGATTTAATCTACCAAGCATACTCATAAGTTGTACAACTTCTGCATAAGGTCTACTCATTAAATATCTCATTATGTCTTGTAACTGTATTGAATCTATAAGATACGTTCTAGATCCTGTGCTTTCTTTTCCTTTCTCTTTAGTCATTATGTTCTCCAAATTGTTTATGTATTGTTTTTATATTTTCTTCTGCAGTAGATATTACATTTATAAGTTTATCTAGTTCTTCTATAAACTGTGGGTGCTCACCAATTGCAACAGGATTATCCAAGTACACAGTGGCTTTAGCTTTAGCATCAGATATCTGTGCTGTATATTTATCATGCAATGCATCTAAAAACATCTCTCTCATTGTTGCCCCCTAAATTGATAATACTTATCTTCAATAAAATCTGCATCAAGTAAATAAGTATTATTCATTTTTTTAAATGCTTCCTTGGCATCTCTTATTGTTTGATTTAAAGTCCTACCTTCTCCTAAAGACTCTGCTACAAAATCTTCTACTTCCTGTAACGCATGCTTAACTGCCCCCATCTTTGACCTCCTTTATTAGTCTGTTTAAATACCATTGTGCTTTTTCTAAATCTTGCAACGGCTCTCCCTTGAACTTATAACGAGAAACATATTTTAAAACGTTTCCTTTTAAGTACCCATGATACTCATCACTCTCCATGCAATCACGTATAACATCTATAGTTTCTTTCTTACCATGCTTATAGTGTGAAGGTGAATTTACATTATCAGATGTATCAATACTTACTTCTAGTTCATTTACATTATTAGATGTATCAATACTTACTGCTAGTTCATTTTCATAAGATATGTCATGACTGTGATCTATTTTTTTTTCATATACTCTTTTACTTTTTACCATACTTTCTCCTAATAGTATTGTACTCCATTGTTTCAAGATCATACTCACCTTTATCTACATTACGTTTAACTATTAATCCACTCCACCACATTTGCTGTGTGTTCTTAGCATAGTTTTCTTTGTGATGCAAGTAACATCCTGCAGATAATCCCATAAGTTTTTTACCAGAAGGTAATGCACACATGGCATAATCAAATGTGTGTATGTGACCTACAGTAGAGGATACCTTATTTTTTATAAGTAAGGCACGCCCAATATTGTCACCACTAATAGGCTTACCCATAACACCAGTAGGAAAGTTATGACAGTAGTATACACCATCGACCACAACTGGAATTTGATACTCATGAACTTCCCAACCATACTTTTTAAATTTAAAGTCATCTGTACTAATTGTTCCTTCAAGTTCTGGTATCTCATCTACTGTTCTATCTATCCTATCTTCGTGATTACCAAGTAACATAATTTTTCTTGGTCGTCTTCCATTAAGACCTTTGTTAAATTGTTCTAGTGCATTATGAACATGTTCTATATCTTTCTTATATCTTCTACCTTCAAAAGATTTCTTACCTTTGTCGTAGCTTGATAGTGAATCCATACTTGCAAAGTCTCCCATGCATATTATGGTATCTGGTTTCAGATCATAAGCAAATTTACCTGCCCATAAAAATCTGTCATTGCTTGCCTTT